TGGCATTTTCGGCGGTGATAAACCACTTAAAATATTTGTTATGTAAGGTACGTGTTCGTAATACTTATTAAGTTTAAGTTTTTTTAAGAGACTTCGAACTCGGGCGTGTGTAATTTCTTCAACCGTTTTTATTTTTATCTTTTTCAATTCGTTTCGTAATTGTTCTATAACTTCAGTGGGTATATTAGTGGTTTCTTGTGCCTGAAACTGTGATAACCATTCGTTAAAATGATTTTCTCTTTTATATGAATAATTTACGATTTTTTCGGAAGTTTCCTGTTCTTCTCTATACGTCAACTCTTCGCTTATAAGGCATGCTATAATCAAACCACACGATTCACATACGAGATCACTCGTATCTCTTAAATGATAAACTGTACTTCCGGTGCAGTTTGGACACTCCTCTGATTTTTTAACAATCGGTCTATCAACGTTAACTTTTTCAACATCGATAAGATAATCATTGAATATATCTTTTCTTTGTAAACCTACGGTTTCTTTACAATTAAATATGTTATCAGTAGAACATTCCTGTTTTGAATCGATTGTATATTGATTCATATATGGCATACATTGTATTATATACTGTGACATTTCATTTTCATATAAATTTTTATTACCTGGTTCTTTTTCTATTAGTTCTTTCCATTTTTGAATTTTGTTGTTATACCTACTTAAAAAATTACCTTCCATATAATAACTATATAGAATGATATTCAATCTTTTAACTACTGTTATTATTTGGGTATACGACTGTTTTAAATTTATCGTGAGTAAACCGGATTATAAAATTATAAATACGTCGATGGAATATTTCACTAACGAAATCATACCGGATGAAGATACGTTAGACGACTTTTGGTATGGAGAGTATAACGAATGGGATGGTTATTCGATGTCACATTACAAATCCTTGGATGGGATAGATTATAAAAATACATCTATACCTGAAAATGTAGAAAAAACGATTATTAGGATAAAATATTGGTACAAGGATAAAGTGTACAAATACATAACGTATGATATGAACCACGAATGGCCACCTATGAAAAAATCTGGTATTACATTTAACATGCCAATGTCAAGTGTACATCTACTTGATTCGCACGATAAACCTGTAAGAGACCTATTAAATAAAATTAGACGATACGCCGGACCAAGGAACGATTTTCATAATCAGAAAGTTATGATTAAAGACATGTTGTATTACGACGAAGAAACTTTAAAAGAAGAGTATCCAACGATACGTTTAAAAAATATTATTGGGTTTGTAAAAAATTTAGAGACATCTTCATCGTATATTACAGATTTTCGGATACCTTAGTTGCCAAATAAAATTTTAAGTCTCCTAAATTTGCAACATTATACTTTAAAATTAAAAACCTGTTTTGATCTTCTTGCATAATTTGAACCGTTGAACACATACCAGTTGCTTTTGTAAAAATGTTCATGTATCGAAGTGAATATATACCCGATATTTCGGGACTTTCTTCTATACACTGGATTATAGTTTCTTGATTTGCAAAGTCACCGTTACAATATAATTTCATAGTATTGCCTACCCTTGTTATTTCGATATCGTTTCCTATATTGAACATATCTCTACATATTCTTTGAAAATCGGAAGATGGCATTGGTGTTATAGTTGTCATATTCATAGAGGGTACTTCAATTTGATTTTCATTTATATCGAGAAGCTTCAAATCAAATTTCGTACACGTTTTCTTAGTTTCGCTATGTATTTCTATATGCATATATTCCCGACAATTTATTGATAATACAAGAACATCCGTGTTTGATATAGATTTAAGTAGTTTAAATGTATTTGATACGTTTATACCGGCTATAATTTCGCTATCACAATCATATTCTTCAAAATTATCAGCTGATAAAAACATATCTACGAGAGATGTTCGTGCGGTATCTAGAGTGACTATATACACTCCATCTGGTTTGAAATATATATTAACATCGTTAAGTATATCTTTGAGTACTTCAAAAGTTGATTTAATAGCAGAAGCTTGTATAGTGGCTAACTTCATTTAGATTTAAAATGTAATCATTTCTTTATACTAATTTTTAGTATCCTGTGTATGCGAAGTGTATGCTTCATTAACACTCTTGTTTATCTTAGCTTCGAGTTCAGCTGTCATTGGGGGCTGTAAAGAAACACCATAATCATCAAGACCAAACATTTCATTTGTGTTTTCACCCTCTTCTAAAGTTGTCATATTACACTCACCGAATCCACACATTTCAAGTTCTTTAACCGGTAATAACGAATCTAACCAGTTTTTTATTTCGTTACCCACTAAAAGTTTGCCATTTTTAGTTAACATTGTTGGTACCCTGCTTATTTTATTCCTATACTGAGGAGGTATACCACGTTCATTAATATTATGATAAGATACAATGTTTTTCAGTTGATTATTTTTTTGTATATAATCAATTATATCTAAACTATGGTTACAATGTGGGCTATATATCAAAAGTGACATTCTAAAATTACGTGGTAAAAAAATATTGTGAATAAAATCACAATAAATTAAAAAATAAAAATAACAATTAATACTAAATGAATAAGATCATTGTTGTTGTAGTCTTTCTCCTGATAGTACTATACGTATCCAGGAGAGAGGAGAAATACGGTGGTAAAAATGACTTGTTTGAATCTGACGAACCAACACGATTGGCTGAATACAAAGAGAGTGAGGATGCTATAGTTATAACACACGATCTAATGAACGAAATCGTTTTACAATCTAATAAAGCCATTTCTAAAAGAACGGGTTTATGTACTTATATTATCGAAACAACAAGCATGAAATTATATAAACACAAAACTACCAGTGGTAAAATTTTTAGATGTATGTTTATGGTTGCAAAATACGGTAATAAGGGTTTTGATTTTGGTTTTTCTATAGTCGTTGACGTGCGCGTTATAAACGAAGGTCCTCGGTTGGAAGTTCCAGGTGTTGGTCAAAAAACACAAGATATAATAGAAGTAACCGAAAAAAACATTAGAGATAAATTAGTTAAGGGTTTAGAAAATTTAAATGAAATGGAAGAGATTATGCTTAAGAAGGATCAGAAAAATTTAATGAAATTTAAATCTGCTAATAAAGTCAAGATCGAAGATAAACCAAAGGTTGCTATATTATCTATACGTTCTCAACCAATTGATGTACTTTTACCAGAGAATGATAAACCGTTTATTAATCCAACAAAACCACAAGAATTTGAAGACTATTTACGTGTAAAGGGTAACGAGGTAGAGTATATTAAAAATACAGATTTGATTCAAAAACAAGTTACGAGTGCCGAGGAAATGTATGGTACCCCGAAAAAGGTTGACGTCCCTGTAATACCACAAAAAAGAGTTGGAACTGGTTTGATCGAAAAACTGAGGGATACTGTCAAAAAAAATAAATCGGTCCTATTGTAATGATCAGTATAGATGATATATCAAAAATAGCTGAAAAAAGAAATAAACTGAAAAAAGAAACGTATACGAAAATATATGAACAGATAACTAAGAAAATAAGACAATCTGTTGATATGGGGAACAAATATCTATTTGTACAAATACCTTCGTTTGTTATGGGGTATCCGCATTTTGATAGAATAAAAGCCATGCATTATATAATTAGACAGTTTCAAATAGGTGGTTTCATGGTACAAATGGTTGGTGAATTTGAAATATGTATATCTTGGCGACCTACAAAAAAGAATAAGTCTAAAGAAGAAAATAATCAAGAAGATGAATCGTACGAAGATTTCCCAACACTCGTAAACTTAAAAAAAGCTGCAAATAAATACAGGACAGCGCGATAATTGGTTCATAAAAAAATTCCCCTTTATCATAAATGGATAACCTTAACATACTCGTAGAAGCTAAAAGAGAATATCTCGGTCAGCTATGCATTCTCATGTGCCCGGTTATGATAGAGACGTTTGAAGAAATGTATGAAGAAGCATACAAATTATCTAAGGGGAGAAAGGTTCTTGTAATGTACCAAAAACTTCTCAAGGAAGTACCCAACTGGAGTGATGCCATGTCTAAACAACACTCGGATAACATTGCGAATAGATGCGCGTGGTTTAATGATTTACTCGCAGCAGTTTTTGTAAGTTGTGTAAAAATATTATCAGCTGTTCGATTAAGCAAAGATAATAAAAAAATATCACTTAAACTTCCTACAAATGAAGTGTTTATTCAGATGTGTCATAACAAAGCCGCAGAATCCTTATACAATGATCCGTATATATATCACGAAGAACAAAACGAACATTCGAGAAACGATAAACTTTTTGAACGATTTTCGGTATGTATAGAAAATGCTGTAAAAGAACTCATCCCTGTTCAACAAATTTTACAGACTTATATGTCTCAAACACAAGAAGGGCAAGATTTGGATTTAGGGGATGCCGAAGTGGGTGATTCTGAAGATCCAGAACTTTTGGAAGGTGATCAAGAAGAAGTTGCGAGTGAACCATTTGAAAGTGAAACTCAAAACGGAATGCCAATGGAAAGTGAACAATCAGAAGAAATGGGTATGGGTATGGAAACGGATATGAATATGGGTGAACAACAAGAACAACCCATGCAAATGTCCGATGACGAAGAACACATGGAAACAAACACAAATCAACCACCATCTTCTTTTTACAATAACGAATTCAAAACTATAAACACTAACGACAGACAACAGGTACAAAATCGCGACGAAGGTGTTTTATTTCCAGACGCACCCGATGCTCATAGAAAAAAACCTCAATTATATTAAATGGAGTTCGAAGACTATTTAAGAGACCCAGCATGGGCCGGAATAATTGCTGGCTTTATCACAGCAGGATATATACATTTTAAAGCAAAATTAAATAACGAAGGTAAGCTCGCCATGAGTGCATACACAAAACCAGCTGCACTTGTCGCAATATTAGTTTTTTTGATAGTATCTAACGGTTTGGGTAAGAAAGAGACTATATCATCTGAACCATTTTAAATATAACTTAAAGATAGTATTAGTATACTTATTACAAAAATGACGTCGGTAACAGCTTTCAATGAAATGATGGGTCAGTTCATCGATGAATTACAACAGACTTTCCCAGAAGAGAAAGGATTAAAAAAATGTAGATCTGCATTTGATCTTATGAAAGATACCAATCCAAGATTAGTCGTCGATGGTTTCATGTCTAATGTAATGCCATACGCGGATAAAATTTCGTCGAAAGATGAAACATTTTTTATCAACGAATCTAAAAATCTCGATTTTATGAAAGGTGTTAACTTGAAAGAACATTGGGGAGGGTGTTCCGAAAATACAAAAGATGCTATCTGGCAGTATGTACAAACCCTATATATGCTCGGTACAACTATTAAAACTATACCAGCCGACACACTTAACATGATTGAAAAAGTTGCTAAGCAATGTGCTGATAATATGGGCGACGATGCCAATAGTATGGACGAAGCTCAACTTATGAAAACAATGCAAGGTATGCTCGGTGGAATGTTAGGTAACGGTAAAAAATAAACTCCTATTATATAAATGACATCGTGGTTCGACGATCCCAAACAACTCATTCGTACAGATAAAGTTTTAAATTTTTGGCCATCCAGTACACAATCATCAGAAGAACGTGTAAATTCGGCAGCACGTTTTATAATTTATGCAACTTGTATAATATATTTAATAAAAAGAGATGTGCGTATATTTGTTATAGGCGCCACTGCACTAGGTGTACTTTACATAATGGAAAAATCTAATATGGTTAAGGAATCCCTTAACAGAACAAACCAACCAGAATACAAATATGGACAGTGTCAAATGCCAACAAAAGATAATCCCATGGGAAATGTTCTCATGTCGGATTTTGGAGACAGACCAGATAGACCATCATCTTGTTATTATCCAACAGTACAAACAAGTGTTAATAACTTAGTAACCGACGGTGTTAAATATGGACCAGCTCGATCGAGATCTTCAGCACCAGAACATCACAGAAATGCCATGTCTAGACAATTCGTATCTGTTCCAGACGTTGCGTTAACAGCAGACTCTCACTATGAGTTCATACATGGTAAGAGAGAACAAACGTGTAGACAAAACCCACGCATGTGTAATCCAGATGCAAGAGGTGTACAACTCGAAGCATTCAGAGGTTTAGATCCAGATGGAGATTCCCGTGTCCATGGAAGTAGAGCACCAGCTAGCTTTTCCCCTTAAAAATTGTTTTTTTACTTATTAGTAGATACTCGATTTGCTTAAACAAAATCTTTTGTAATAGTAAATGGCGTACCAACTCCAACCAGGATTGAAAATAGTCGAAGACAAAGCTATCCCAAATACATGTGCGACTGAAGAGGTTTTTTTATACCCCCAGCCCAGTACACTAAACTATGGTTCATCGAGACCAAATACCATGTTATACGGAACTGCCCCATACATGGCAGGTAAGGGATCCCCAGCCCAATATATAGAGACAAGTGACATACTTCGTCCACAATCAACGACGAGATTCAATAAGGTTTTAGCAAAGACTTACGAAAAAAATTTTCATCCACTTCAACATGTCGAGTGTAAAGTTCCACTCCGAACTCAAAGTTACGAACCCGCGAGTACACGTGCCGATGTACAAAATGGTATGTTCGGTAAAAGGTACATGAATAAAAATGTTAATAAGAAATAAGAATGGCTGACCCATTATCGATTTTTGCTATTGCAGGATTAGTTTATGCAGGTCGTAAACTCAGTAAAAGTTCAGACGAACAATATACTCTTCAAGCTGCTCAAATAGCAGACCAAGTCGACGTTAGACCAGAATCTAATAGAAATGTAACTATAGACGATGATTTTTTGGGACAAACTTCACCCCTTGTAGAATCAGAATATATGTCTAAAACTGAAGTTTCGTCGTTTGGTGATATATCTCAACAAGGTAGATCATCGGGTGGTGAAGTCTTAGAAATGAGAAATAGAATGTATGATGGAGGAATTATGAATAACCTTTCACCAATTGAAAGAACAAATGTAGGTCCAGCTCTTGGCGTTGGTCCAGATGTACCCGCTATAGGTGGACATCACCAACTTTTACGTATTAACCCAGAAAATGTCGGTGCGTATAGATTAACAACTTTACCAGGGAGAAGTGGTCCCGCCTTTGACGGTAAAGGTGGTCGAAGAGGTATTGCTGGAGAATTAGGTCATAACAGACCTGAGAAAACTGCGTATCTCCCAGATCGTCTTCCAAATACGGGTGGTAGAGCACAGGGATTTTCCGGTAGAACAGTGCGAAATGAACATGAAAGAACAAAAAGAACAACAAACAGATCAGAAACTGGTTCTAGAACAGATACACTTTCTACAGCATCAGCAAAAAGAACAGTTTCGGCACTTACTAGAGCTGCTGAACCAACTAGAAACAAAAAGGATGGTAACATGGAAGCTTACCAATACCAAAATAACCCAGCACCAGGTATTCATAAATTCAGCCACGGTTACTTGAATTCGCCAGGTTCTAAAATCGGTGAAAAACGTGTATATGGGGATGCATACACATCGAGTGAACTTGGTAAATACGGATTTAGACCAGACGATAGAAGAGGTAAAGCGGGTCGCGCAGCTGGTCCAGGTCGTATGAATGTTCGTGCCGATCCACTTAACCAAGGTGGTATGGTGACGAGCGTTCGTTCTGATACAACACGTATAGATGGTCGTGTAAACTCAGCAGACGGTGGATGGACACAACATTACAAAAACAATGATTATCATCAATTCAATGCTTATAAAGGTAATGTTAACCCTAACAGTACCCAGGATGGTTTGGGTGTTGCTAAAAGACAACTCCAAAATAACCCACTCTCGCATAGCCTCTGTTAAATAAAAATGAAAACATCAAGTTAAAACACTCATTAAAATAATACTCCGTTATTTTAATGAAGGTACATACCTTAGATATAGATAGTGGAGAACGTGACCCTGTATCTTATCCTAATCCAAGTGATTATATTGTTAATTTAAAAACACCTATTTACAATGTCAGTAAAATATCATTAATATCAGCACGTATTCATAATAGTCAATATCTCATAAACGATAGAAACAATACATTCACTATTAATAGTTCATCTACTAATTATGATATAACGATACCAAATGGAAACTATGACGGTAAAGATTTAGCTTCGAATGTCGTTGTGAATTCAAATAGCATGTTATCTGGATCTACGTACGATAAAGATACGAATGCTATAACATTTGAAGGTCCAAATCAGTTCAGTTTTGATTTTTATAACGGTAAAAACGGATATAAATCAACCGTGAGTGGTAAAACAACACCACACGATGTATTGGGTCTAACTGCAAGTAACGTATTTTCTACATCCACTTCTCCTTATAAAATGGAAACTGGTAGCGTTAATTTACAAGGTGCAGATGCTATTATAGTCAAATTGAGTAGTGGTTCTGACGATTTTAATAAATCTATATTTTCAGATTTACCTTTTTACACTGGTCGAATACTTCTGTGCGGTGATGTTATAAATTATTCGGGTGTGGACGATGCGGTAGAACACAATTTTGATTCGGGTAAACATAAAACGATATCGAAGTTACGTGTTCAATTTTATTATAGTAGTAATAATCGTTTAATACCTTATAATTTTAGAAATGCAAATCATATATTAAAACTTGCAGTTACGTGTTCGACTGATAAATTTGTTAATATACCTAGATTATCTAATGAAGAAACCGATGAAGAAATTATATCCGAGACTTTAAAAACACCTATGAATATCCTCGAAAAAGAAGAAGAGGATAGTCATAAATGGGATGCATTTATATCTATATTTTTATTAGTTTCTATGGCAATATTTTTATTACTTGTTATTAAAAAACCCCAAAAAGTTACTTCGTAATAGCGAAGACTGGTTGTTGTGGTCTTTGTACCTTAGAAGACAC